GGGCTGGATGCTCTGCATGCAGTGGGTAAGCGCGGCGCATCGACTGGCCGCTTCATCCTACGCTCGGAGGAGATGAGAGCCTTGAACACACTGATGGAACTGCACGATGCACAGATGGACGTGATCACAGTCAAGGACATGGAACGTGCATTCAAGGTCGTGGAGGAAGAATACAAACAGCGCAAGATGCGCCCTATTGTGGAGAGAACGAAATGAAAAACAGCGAAAAGAAATGGGTAACCGAGGCAGGCTACGAAGCTGAAGTGATTGCGACAAAGATGGGCCACCGTTGTGGGTACGTCACTGTGCCTAAAGGTCATCCGCACTACGGTAAATGCTACGACGACATAGACGCTGAGGTGCATGGCGGCTTGACGTATGCGAACGAAGGCACGTTTGGGTTTGATTGCGCACACCTATATGACGCAAAGGACGTGTCGATCATGAGCGACGAGTACAAGAAAATACTTCGGATGTGGTCTGAACTCAATGAAGGTGAGTCAACGATCAAGACGTTGGAGTTTTGCGTAGCCGAGTGTGAGAGCTTGGCTAAACAACTCAAGGAGCAAGCATGACAGAAGACGAACGAAACCTCGACCTGATGGTCGGCGAACTGGAACACGAGAACAGACTGATGAGAGCACGAAATGAACGACTGCAACAAGAACTTGAACGAGCCCTCGACGAGACCGCACGATTCAAAGTCGCACTGGAACGCATCGTTGCCGTATCCAAGTTGGCCTTTCGGGACGGTGTGTCCGAAAGAGTTAGCGAAGTGGGGGAAACGAAATCTGTCCAGCGACAAGCAACAGGACTCCTATGAGGAGGCACTGATGTGATTGCAGATAGAGGATGCGCGGAACGGGGGTGCGCATGTTATGACCCCCGCATTGATACAGACGGAGTTGAAATGACAGAAGCAAAAGCAGACGAGGTGCAAGCGGGTGGCGACCATTACAAAACTATGGACATACAACCATGGCATGTGATGGCGTCAGTGATGACTCACGAGGAGTTCGTTGGATTCCTCAAGGGCAACATCATCAAGTACAGCATGCGTCAAGGCAAGAAGGACAGCCCCGATGCTGACAAGTGCAGACACTACATGCTGAAGTTGCATGAAGTGTTAGGGAAACCCTAACAACATAACAGGAGAACGAAGATGGATGTGATTGAAAAACTACGCGCTATCTGGCGCGGGACGATTGAAAGCGGTGGTGGGCATTGCCCTACGTGTGACCGATGGGGTAGGGTGTACTCGCGCCCTATCAACCGCACGATGGCACGAGCCCTGATCTGGCTGGCGTGTGCGGAGTCGGATGCTCAGGGGTGGGTGGATGTAGCCAACTCAGCGCCGCGCTGGCTGGTGCAGTCGAATCAACTGTCAACACTGCGGTGGTGGGGGCTCATCGAACGTGCGCCTAACGATGGCAAGAACAAGACCAAGCATTCAGGTGTGTGGCGTGTGACAGGGGCAGGGTTTGATTTTGTGCACTACGGCGCACGTATCCCTAAGAACGTGTTTACATACAACGACACGGTGCAGGGGTTCGGCACTGAGACAGTCACGATCCAAGATTGTTTCACCGACAACTTTGACTACAACGCAATCATGTCAGCACACATTTCAGCAAGGGCCAACCAATGAATTTAATCACAGTGGATTTTGAAACGTACTATGACCGCGACTTCTCGCTGTCAAAGATCACAACAGAAGAGTACATACGCTCTGACCTTTTTGAAGTCATTGGCGTATCAGTAAAAGTTAACAACGAAGAAACGGAGTGGGCAAGTGGAACACATCAACAAATCAAGCAGTGGCTTCAGGGCAATTTTGAATGGGAGCGGGGGTTTGTCTTGGCGCACAACACCCTTTTTGACGGGGCTATCCTGTCTTGGCGTTTCGGTATTAATCCTCGGGGTTGGCTTGACACTCTGTGCATGGGCCGTGCCCTTCACGGCGTGGAAGTTGGGGGTTCGCTTAAAACTCTGGTTGAGCGGTACGGGCTCGGCGCAAAAGGAACAGAAGTCGTCAACGCCCTCGGTAAAAGACGACTGAACTTCAGTGACGAGGAACTCGCACGGTACGGCGACTACTGCATCAACGATGTGGAACTCACGCACAAACTCTTTACCATCTTGGTAAAGGATTTCCCCAAGCAAGAGTTGCGTGTGATCGACCAGACCCTGCGCATGTTCATCGACCCTGTGCTCGAACTCGACGGCGACATGCTGCAACAGCACCTCATCAGCATCAAGCAGATGAAGGAAGACCTGCTGACATCCTCTGGTGTGGACAAGGCTGAACTCATGAGCAACGAGAAGTTTGCTGAACTGCTCCGCTCGTTTGGTGTTGAGCCGCCCATGAAGGTGAGCCCTGCCACGGGCAAGCAGACTTATGCGTTCGCCAAGAGTGACGAGGAATTCAAAGCCCTTGCTGAGCATGACGATGCGCGGGTGCAGACTCTTGTCGCCGCACGACTGGGTACGAAGTCAACACTGGAGGAGACACGCACCCAACGGTTCATCGACATCTCCAAGCGTGGTAAGTTGCCCGTGCCGATTCGCTACTACGCCGCACACACTGGACGGTTTGGTGGTGACGACAAGATCAACATGCAGAACTTACCAAGCCGTGGCAACAACGCCAACAAGCTGAAGAAGTCAATCATCGCGCCCGAGGGCTACACCATCATTGACGCTGACTCTGCACAGATCGAAGCACGGGTGCTGGCATGGCTGGCAGGTCAGGATGATCTGGTAACAGCTTTTGCTGAGGGTAAGGACGTGTACAAGAAGATGGCCTCGGCTATCTACGGCAAGCCTGAGTTTGAGATTGACAAAGGTGAGCGGTTCGTGGGTAAGACCACAATCCTTGGCGCGGGTTATGGCATGGGCGCGGTGAAGTTCCAAGCCCAACTCAAGGGCATGGGCGCTGAGGTGGACACAGACGAAGCCAAGCGCATCATCGACATTTACCGCCGCACCAATGATGCCGTGGTGAGACTGTGGCGCGAGGCCCAGAACGCTCTAGTGAACATGTCAAGGGGTGACCCCGCATCGCTTGGACGCCGGGGTGTACTTGAGGTGGTGCCAAGTGAATCATCTATCCGCTTGCCCTCGGGTCTGTTGATGCGCTACGACGACTTGAAGTTTGACCAAACCGACAAGGGTATCGAGTTCCACTACAAGACGCGCAAGGGCCGCACCCGTATCTACGGCGGTAAGGTGATCGAGAACGTGTGCCAAGCCATCGCACGTTGCATCATCGCTGAGCAGATGCTCAAGATCGGTAAGCGGTACAAGGTTGTGTTGACTGTGCATGACGCGATTGCTGTGTGCGTACCTGACGCGGAAGTTGTAGCCGCAAAGATGTACGTCGAGGAGTGCATGCGATGGGTGCCCGAGTGGGCGACAGGTCTGCCCGTGAACTGTGAGTCGGGCAGTGGCAAATCTTATGGAGACTGCTAATGAGTAACAACGTAACACTGGGTGCCGCTATCGGCACAGGGATACTTGCCGCTAATCACACTGCGGATGCGTACACATACACCATGACCAACACGTCGAATCAAACGCTGAATGCGGTGCAGATTGGGTCGATGAAGCAACACCACAGCGTGGTATTCCACGGGCCGAACGGCAAGGAAGTCGGACGCTTTGACTTCAGTGGGGAGGAGTTGAAGTTCGATGGGTCTGCTGACATCTCTGCACAGGTGTTCATCGAGTGGGCATCGCGGACATACCGTGAGCGCCTGATCAACGAGAAGCTGGACGTGATCAAGCAGGTGCAGGATGCGTTACTTCACGAGTCCACCGGCGCACTGTACGAGGACGCAGAGAAACTTGCCATCCTGACCTGCTTACAACGGGTTCAGGAAATACGGCATTCGGTCGAGCCCCCACAAGAAAAATCGTATTACGGCGACAGCCTTGCCAAGTCCATGGCGGGTACACAACAAGTCATGACCCAACAGATCAACGCACTTGGGGGTAAGCCATGACCGACGATGACGACATCCAAGACTACGTTGACGTTGCGAAGGAGCGGATGTTTGCCGCTACGTTTCATCAGGTTGTCCGCAACGAGACGTTGGAAGAAGTGGCCCGAGAGTTCGATAAGATGAAAGCGTTGGGCGACACCGCCGCATCGTTTGCGGTATTCGTAAGGAACATGAAAAAATGAGCGAGTTCAAACCCAAGGTGTGGATGACCTGCCCCATGTGCGGCAAGCAAAGCCCGATGCCTGACCCAGACGCACGAGAGCGTGTGGTGTTCCCGACCATGCTCCGCAAGATGTGGAGCGGCACCGAGGTGCAGGAATGGTTGGACGAACATGTAAACAAGGAGCCCAAATGACAGTCAAAATACCCGCATGGTCGTTCTCGTCGATCAAGACATTCGAGCAGTGTCCAAAGAAGTTCTACCACTTGAAGGTTGTCAAAGACTTCCAAGAAGATCAGGGTGCAGAGCACCTGCTGTACGGCACCGCCTTTCACGAGGCGGCTGAGTTCTACATACGTGATGGCACCCCCCTGCCCCCTCAGTTCTCGTACGCTAAGAGTTCATTGGACAACCTCAACCAAAGACCGGGCCGAAAGCTGTGTGAGTACGAGATGGGCCTGACCGCCAACTTGGAGCCGTGCGGTTTCAAAGACCCGAACGTGTGGTGGCGCGGCATCGCTGACCTGATCATCCTTGAGGACGATGGCACTGCACGGGTGGTGGACTACAAGACCGGAAAGAGTGCAAAGTACGCCGACACCGGACAGCTTGAGTTGATGGCACTGGCCGTGTTCAAGCACTTTCCCGAGGTCAAGCGTGTCAAGGGTGGCCTGTTGTTTGTCATCGCCAAGCAGTTCCCCAAGGCAAGCTACGACCGAGCCGTGGACGAGCCCAAGCTGTGGGAGAAGTGGCTACGCGACCATGGCCGCATGAAAAGAGCTTACGAGACAAACGTGTGGAACCCCAAGACATCTGGGCTTTGCAAACGTCACTGCGTTGTTTTATCATGCCAACACAACGGAAGGAATGATTAAATGCCATACACCAAATCACCACGGCCCTACAAGGCCGAGTACGAGAAGCAAAAGGAACGGGGCGAACACCCCGACCGCATGGAGCGCCAACGCGCAAGGCGAAAAGTTGATGCCAGTTCTCCCGATGAGAACAAGAACGGCAAGGCTGACAAGCGTGAGGGCAAGGACATCGACCACGTAAAGATGTTATCCAAGGGTGGCTCAAACAAGGACGGTATCCGCATCGTTGCACCGTCCAAGAACCGTGCCCGTAACGGCCACAGCGTAAAAGAAAAGGGCGGGAAAAAACCCGCTTGACGCGCACTGCGCGTTCGGTTAGATTAGAACTTCGACGGCGACGAGCGAGTGGGACACCCACTTCGCTCCGTCATGCCGTTTGCGCTGGAGAACGAATTGGAAATAATAGACAACAAGGCGTTGCTGTTGCGGGTACGTAACCCTCAGCAGATCACAACCGTCATCCCGAAAAGTAGGGAACTCCCTAACAACCAAGTGCTTGTGCATTGGGGGTTGGAGGAAGCGAGAGTCCTTAAAAACTTGCGCATCAAGAACGTGCCATCACCCATCATGGGGCGCTACGACTGGCCCGGCCAGTACAGACCGTTTGACCATCAGAAGGTAA